CAACTGCATACGGTTGATGGTTTCTTTCAAGCCCAACAGACCGACCGTGCCGTTATCAACAGCGGGTGCAACGCGAATCGCCATGATCACAATCGGATTTGTGTTCGTTGTGGTGATCGCGGTCGTTGTTCCGTAGTTGAAAATCAACGACTTGTCATCATCGTACTGCCCATCCATGATTACAGATGAACCCCAATGCGAAAGAGCCGCAGCGGTGTCAGATGACGCAAACTCAACAGCAACTAGGGCAGTAGCTGAAAAGGTAAAGTTTGAGGCAGCATTGCCGCCAGTTTGAGCGCGGGTCAAGCCAGTAAGCGATGTCGCCGTTTTGCCTGTGTAGGCAATGTACTCAATAACGGCTGTAGTACCGCTTGCCTGAACCTTGACAATACCCGATGGGGCAAACGAACTGGTGTCAGCCACTTCCATTGAAGAGGTGGTGACGCTAGTCAACGTGGCGGTTAGGTAAGTTGCGCCCGACTGGTTATTTGACTCGTAGTGCGCCGCCATGTTGCCCGAACGCATATAGGCTTCGTACTTGATGTTGTTGTTCTGAGTCTGATGAACGTAAACTATTGCGCCGTCTTTCCCACGGAAACCGTAACGGATTGACCCTGCACCGTACCAAGAGTAGTCAATGTACAGCATCTGCATTTTAGTAAGGTCAAGCAGGTAACCCGATGGGTTACTAGCCGAACTTGTTCCGTCACAAACGTCAAACCATTGCGACTGCGGCACGCGAGTGTCAACTGTTTTTGACACAATCGCGCCACCTTGACTGATTGTTGCACCGCGATAGTCAGGACTAAATTGCAATGAGGTATCACTGATAATTGTGATGACTTTGTACGATGCCCCACGAATCACGATGTAGTCGTTAGGCTTCAGTTGATTGCTGAACGATGTTCCTGTTCCGACTAAATAAGTGCCGCTGTTGGTGACCGTTGCACGACCGTTTAATTGCGTGGTTGAACTGCGCACCACGGCGTACAAAGTTTGACCGTCAAACTCAAAGAACATACCGTTCTGCAGGTCAAAGAAACCAATGCGAACGCTTGAACCCCACCAACTAAACGGACTAATCTTGATGTCAAGTCCAGTCGCCGTTGTCGCAGATGGCGCTGCTTTGGCAATATAAGTAAATGCAACAGCACTGGTTCTTGTAATAACAAAACTGCCGTTAAAGCCTGCTTGATCAACGCCTGCCACGGTCACGACAGTGCTTGTTGCCAAGTTGTGCGGGAACTGACAGGTGACAGTAATAGTTGCGCCAACCGCTGTGCTGCTTGCCGCTAAAGTGGGATTAAACAAAGCGGGTTTAAATGTTGAGCCAGTCGAGAATTGAATGCCCTTGCCTGACTGGTAGCGGAAGTAGCGGCGAGTCTGACGGATCAGTTGTTGATTGGGTACGGTAGCACCCGCTGAGAACGCCACGCCACCGTCATAAGGGCGAGATTCAACAAACCCTGCAGGGCGTGCAAAAATATTTACCTTACCTGACGTATTGGTGATAGCAACCGTTGGCGCAACTGCCGCAACATAAGTGAATGTGTTGGCGGTAGGAACTGTGGCAACAACATAAGCGCCGTTAGGTGCAGGAGTGCCGCCACCTAGACCAATTACATAAATCAAGCTACCTGCGTTCAGACCATGAACGTCAGCAGTAGTAACCGTGACGTTTGTGCCTACGTTCGTTACTGCGGAAGTGCCACTAAGACCAAAACCACAAGCAGAGAAAAATACACCTTTGTAGACGTATGTGCCTGCGGTATTAAAAAAGTTTGTTGCGGGGATAGTCGTACCCACCGCCGTCTGCACAACGCATGAGTTCGTGCCGCCTGTAGAAACAAACAGCCAACCGCTGCAATCATTGTTGAGAGGATTTTGAACGAAAATAACATCGCCCGTGGCGAGGACAAACGTACCCGCCAACGTGAATCCACCGTTCAGCGTGTTCAGACCCGTGATGCCTGTGATCGTCAACGGTTGCTGCGGGATGTAGTAGCAGCTTGGGCGGTTGTTCTGCAGCGAGATTGATTCCCACTTGGTCGGCTGCGTGCCGTACTCAAAGTCGGTGTCGATCAACGCCTGTGGCTGCGATATGCGCAGCTTGTCTACAGGATCGTATGCCGCAGAGCGTGATGAGGTTTGCGTGCGTAATTGGTTGTCAGTCGAACTGCCCGGACTGACGTAAGAAACGATTTGTGACATATTTCACCTGTAAGATTGCAAAAAAAGGGGGCGAACCCCCGATTTATTACTAGCAGTTGCCTTTCTTCATTGCCTTGAAGCCGCCGCCGTCTTTGCACTTTACCTTGGCAAAACCACCGTCAGCGTAACCCGCAGCGCCGTTTACGACACCACCTGTGGCAAACTTCTTAATGCCGCCGCCCTTTTTGTAGCCGCCTTGCGCATTAGCCACGCCGCCAGTCTGAAGTTTTAACTTCGTACCCTTGCCGTCACCATGCTGTTGCGAGTCATGCTGCTTCATGGCTTTACCGATCATCGCTTTGTCTTGGGCTTTGTCCGACTCTGCCATGCCACCCTTCTTGCGCATCATTGGTGCTTGTGCGGCTTTTTGAGCCATTGCAGCCTCAATCATCGCTTGGCGTGGGTCAGGCTTGCGTGCGCCCATTGCGGGGCGTGCAGGCATCCCACGACCCATTGGTGCGCGTGCGCCCATCGCAGGGGCGGCAGCAGTTGGAAGTGCGCCCATAGGCATACCGCCACCCATAGCCATCTTCTTGGTTTTGCCACCCTTCTTCATAGCCATGCTAGGGTTGTATGCGTCAGGCATCATCGCGCCGCCCATATTCATCTTGGGCATACCGCCCGACTTCATGCCCTTGGTAGACACTTCGTCAGCAGTCATTTCCGTAGACTTCATCTTTGTTTCTGATTTGAAACCCATGATTTATCTCCTATGCCTGTGTAACGCCAAGAGCGCCAGTGCGGGTTGCGTTCGGGCCAGCCGCGATTGCGGGTAGGGCTATTCCCATTACAAGACGTTTGATGCCGTCACAAGCAGATGAGGGTAAATATGTACCCCTCACATCGCCTGTGGTTGTAGTAGCCGTCAAAGTAGCGGCAACAGTCATTGTGCCTGCATCTTCAGCCAAGGTGTTATCCCAACCTGCACGGGCAACGTAGCCTCTGTCAGTAATGCGCAAGGGCGAACCCAAGATGTCAGTTGTACCCACAGCAACAGTCACCACGCTGCCACCTGAAGCGGTAACGCTAGAGATTTGGTAAAACGCTTTTTTACCGTTGACCGTTGTTGATGCGACTGTACCAGTTGCGATCACTTCGCTCATGGGCTGACCGTAGTAGTCGTAACCAGACACGGTAATGTTGACAGAAGTCGGAGTACCTGCGCCTGTGGTTGTAGCGACTGCGCGAGGACAGTCAAGCTGCAAGCCTGTTCCGTTGCCTGTGATGGTCGTGGATATAACACCTGCACCTGCGGCAAGCGTAAGCGTGGTGGCAGTTGTGATGACAGCAGCAACAATGTTGGTTGTCAGTTTTGCCTGTGGTACAGCATCCCAAATGAAGAGGCGACCCAATGGGCCAACACCTACGCTCATGGGTGATGGGTTTTGCAAGGAAGCATTACCCGAACCAATGATTGTGGAACTTGCTACGGTTTGTGAAACGCTTACGGTATACGTTCCTACGCCGCCTGTACCTGTACCAAAAGCGGTAATGCGAGTTCCATTGGTGAGTGCCGTTGAACTGTCAATAAACATACCAACAGTAATTGGGTCACCCGAAAGCATCGCAGTGACGGTCAGCGTGGTTGTAGCAATTGAACCAGTAAAGGTTGAAACAGCAGGGTATGTATCTTCACCCTGAGTGGTAATGGCTGAACCTAAAAATAGGTCGTCTGAAAACTGGGGCATTTGAAAACTCCTGTGGCTTGAACCACTCAGAATTAAATTAAAAAAGGGGCGGGTATTTCACCGCCCCCTTGGTGCTTTACACGCCGGGCGTGCCGTACACTGCGCGTGGGTCAGTCCAACCCACGGTGTAACGCTCAGTAGCCTTGTAGCGCATTGAATCGCTCTCAAAGTCACCTTCCATAGTCTTCTCAAGACCACGGCGCATCATCAACTTCAAGCCTTCAGGCGCATCGGTTTGAACCCACCAAGCTGTAGCTGAAGTCAAACGCGACAGAACTGCGCAACCTTCAGGCAACAAACCAATCGACTTGACTGGGTTGATGTCGTTGTTGGCAGTACCTGCGCGAAGCACAGACTTCAACAGAACTTCGGCTTGGAACACGTTACCGGGTGCAACAACCAACTGCTTCGGCTGAAGACGAATCTTCTTGCCGTTGTTGTCAACTGCCTGACGGATTTGGATGAGCATCTGCTCAAGCGAAGTCTGTGACAGGTTAGCTGATGTCGCCAACAGGTTGCTGAAGTTGCCGCTGACAATCGGGTGTGAAGCCGAACTGAGCGCAACGCCATCGCCGCCAACATACGAACTGTTGAAAGCGCGGTTCAGCACGTTAGCTGACAGGGTTTCCTTGGTTTCGACCAAAGACTGTGCCAAGTGCTTGGCATAGACCTGACCCAAACGGATGTGGTCGCCGTCTTCAACGAGTACCTTGGTCAGCGCGAACGCCAAGCCGTACACTTTGTAGAGGTAACGCTGTAAGAACAGAACACCACCCTGTTGGTACGTCACTGCGCTACCGTCAGGTAACTCAGGGGCTGT